GATAATAGGTATCATACCATAATAATAAGAATGGATATGATATCCTTAACTGAACTAATACAGAAAGTAAGGTTACTATCTTTTCTTATATTGTCATCTATATTCAAATATAAAAATATAGCTATTAGACATTTTGAAGAATCAGAGAATGGGTTCTTAATAATAAGGTCTTATCAAGATGATAAGTATCAAATGAATATAACCCTATTCAAAGATTCTGGAATCATGCAAATAAACATATTAGAAATATGAAACTGTTAGCTCATCTCATATATCTATTAAATGAACAGGGGGTAGGTAATACATTTTACCTATCTCCTATCATTAAAAAAATCCTGGATAATCACTATGAACAGGAAAGAAAAGCTAAATTATCAACAATGAAGGTATATATCAGAAAGCTTACAAATAATGGATACCTTAAAAAAGAACCAGGACATTATATCCTATTAAAACCAATTCCAACAGATTTAACTACTACAATTTTAAGGACCTGGAAATAACCATTAAAATATTGGTATATAAAGGGTTATAAATAATAAATTTATTATTATATTTGCATTATAAAATAATAAATAATTATGAACTCAGACTTAAAAATCACCTTATCCAGGGTATTGGAAAAACCATTACAAATCAATGGAACTGATACTGAAACTCATTATATAAATGAGTTATTCAAACGTTTAGTATTCCATGAATTACTAAATAAACTGAACCTAAAAGACCTATACCACTATAGAGACAATGTTAAATATTGTCCTGGTAAGGTAGAATTAAATTTCACCCTTAATAAACAAGAACTGGACTTATTAATAAATCAAATAACCAGTATGGATAATGTACAAAAAACTTATACCATACTT